CAAAATCTCTCTCTCAGTGAACTAGCAACACGCACGGCGTGGCTCGCAAGAATCCGAACCACACTCATGTAACTTTGAGCGGTGTCGAGTCGTTGGTCTCACGGACGCGTGAACCTGACGGCGTGGCGCAAACAGCGGGTCCGGATTCTGGTCCGGGACAATTACAAATGCAGATTGCAGCTCGACGGTTGCACCGGAATTGCCGATACGGTTGACCACCTGGTCCCGTGGATGCCCGGCACAATTGTCCACGACTCGCAATTGGTCGCGGCGTGCAAGCACTGCAATTGCACCGCCGGCTCCCCCGAAAAGCGCAATCCTGAAATTCCTCGGCCCGCGTGGCTGAATTGACCTCCCCGGGGGGAGTGGCGCCGGTCGGGTCCCCTAGCCCCCGCCTTGGGACCCGACCGCTGCGCGAATTGACTCCCGAGACTTCTCGGGGTTTCGATCTGATCGAATTCGCGGAATCGGTCGGGTGCCCGCTTTTGCCGTGGCAGGAGCAGGCCGCTATTCGCGCCCTGGAATTGACGGAGGACGGGAAGTATCGGTTCCGGACGGTGCTGATTCTCGTCGGCCGGCAATCGGGTAAGACCACGCTCTTGAAATTGTGGGCGTTGTGGCGCCTGTTCCGGGACGATGCCGCGCTGGTTCTCGGGGTTGCGCAGTCGTTGGATATCGCCCGTGAGGCGTGGCAGGGCGCGGTGGAGTTGGCCGCTGAATCGAACATGCTCGCCAAGGGCGTCAGCAAGGTTCGGCAGGCGAACGGCGAACAGTGCATGACCTTGAGCGGGGGAGCGCGGTACCGGATCACGGCCGCGACCCGGGGCGCCGGCCGTGGCCTGTCGGTGGACATGCTCGTGATGGACGAGCTGCGCGAGCAACGCGACTGGTCGGCCTGGTCGGCCCTGTCGAAGACCATCAACGCGCGCCCCAAGGGCCAGATCATCTGCCTGTCGAACGCCGGCGATGACGAATCGGTCGTGCTCAATTCGTTACGTGAGCGGGCACTCGCCGGCGAGGACAGCATCTGCCTGTTGGAGTGGTCCGCGCCGGACGGGTGCGACCTGAACGACCCGTCGATGTGGGTCCTGTCGCTGCCGGGGCTCGGGCACCTGATGGACGAGGCGGCCGTGCGGGCGGCCTTGGCCACGGACCCGCCGTCCGTGTTCCGAACCGAGATGCTGTGCCAGCACGTGTCGCAGTTGAACGCGGCCTTGGACCCGTCCGGGTGGGCGGCCGGCTCGGACCCGACCGGCACGATCGCGCCCTACCGTGGCTCGCTGCACGGGGCGATCGACGTGTCGTTGGACGGCAACCACGTGGCACTCGTGGTCGCAGCGGAGATGCCGGACGGGCGAGTGCGGGTGGAGCCGGTGGCGTCTTGGGAATCGACGCGGGATGCGCGGCGCGAGCTCCCGGCGCTGCGGGAGAAGCTCGGACTGCTGGATCTCGTTTGGTTCCCGGGCGGGCCTGCGAACGCGCTGGCACCGGTGCTCGCTGATGCGCGGCAGTTGACCGGCAACGACGTGTCGGCGGCCTGTATGGGTTTCGCGGACCTCGTGCAGGCCGGGCTGATCGTTCACAACGGGAACGCGCTCCTGGACGGGCAGGTCGCGAAGGCGGGGAAGTTGTCGATGGGGGACGGGTTCCGCTACACGCGCCGGGGGTCGGGGAACTGCAATGCCCTGTACGCGGCCGCCGGTGCCACGTTCGCGGCGCGCACGGCTAAGCCGGTGCGTGGGGGCCGGTGGGTCGTATGAGTGGAGGACGAGTGGCGCGCAGTCCGTACAGCGGGTACGTCGTGATCAAGCGCGGCGGTCCCTCGTCGGTGGACGGGTACTTCAACCCGTACCCGGTGCAGCCGCACTACGGCCCGCAGATGAGCATTCAGAACCCGTCGGGCTGGTTGCAGATGGCTCCGCTCGGGGCCGGTGTGCCGGTGACGGAGGAGACGGCGCTCGGGTCCACCGCGTTCTATCGCGGGGTGTCGGTGATCGCCTCTACAATCGCGGCCCTGCCTTTGGAGACGTTCCGTACGGCCGATGATGGTGAGCGGAACCGGGTCGCGTCGGTGTTCGACAACCCGGGCGCGCAGTTCTTCACCCCGTTTGAGTGGGTGGAGCTGTGCATGGTGCACCTCGTGCTGCACGGGAACGCGTACCTCCTGCACATGTTCAACGACGCCGGCGCGTTGACCGGGTTCTTCCCGATCCACCCGAACCTCGTTCAGCCCGAATGGGTGACGAACGAGTCGGGGAAGATCGTCGGGAAGCGGTTCAAGTCGAACGTGTCGGGCGTGGACACCTACCACGACGAGACCCAGATGACGCACATCATGGGCTTGGGTACCGATGGGTTGCGCGGCCTGTCCGTGCTGACGGTGGCGCGTAACGCGATTGGGACCGGGCTCGCCGGCGACCAGGCCGCTGCGCGCATGTTCGCGAACGGGATGCTGGTCGGTGGCCTGGTCTCGACTGATGACCCGTCCCTGTCAAAGGAAGACGGCAAGGCCCTGATCGCGGACCTGAAGGCGCGCCTGACGGGGTCGAACAACGCGGGCGATATCGCGCTCGTGAACGCGTCGCTCAAGTTCTCGCCCTGGACTATGAGCGCGGAAGACGCGCAGTTCCTGGAGTCCCGGCAGTATCAGGTGGAGGAAGTCTCGCGGCTCCTCGGTGTGCCCAAGGTGCTGCTGTCCGAGGACGGCGCGTCATCGTGGGGGACCGGGATCGGCCAGCTCCTCGCCTACATGCAGAAAACCACGTTCGTGCCGTGGACTACCCGTTTCCAGCAGAGGCTCTCGCGGCTCCTGTCGGAGCCGAGGCACTGCGAGTTCAGCTACGCGGGCCTGTTGCAGGGGACTCCGATGGAGCAGACGCAGCTCCTCGCGGCGCAGCTCGCCGCGCAGATCATCACGATCGATGAGGCGCGCGCAGCGCTGAACCTCGCCCCCATGAACCCGCCGGCGCCGCCGGCGGCCGCCACCGGAACACCTTCGCTTCCGGCCACGCAAGATAACTGAGAGGTAGTCAAACATGCCTGGTGTTCGTAACGATGTGCAGGCGACCGGCCGCTTGCAGGTAGTTGACATGCTCGTCGCTCAGTCCACGGCGACTCTCGGCCTTGAGTCGGGCACGTTCGACTGCCGCTCCTACCCGCACGGCTCCCGGTTCCTCGCCGTGTTCTCTGAGGGTGCTCAGACTGAGGGCACGCTGACGTTCAGCGTCGTCGACTGCGACACCTCCGGTGGTACGTACGCGGCCGTCGCGGACACGTACGGCACCCTGGTCACCGGCACCTCGACCAGCGCCGCAACGAGCCTCACGCAGGCCATCGCCTTCCAGCCCGTCGCCGGCCGGCCGTTCATCAAGCTTAAGTCCGTCGAGACGGTGTCCGTGACCACGGCGGTCCCGGTGCACTTCTTCATCGTCGTCGTCCCGCCGAGCGTCTGATGGCGGCCCGCAAGCCGGCCTGGCACGAGCCGCTGCACGAGACCGCCGTCGAGTGCGAGCACCCGGTCGGCGCGACCGTGTGGAACAACGGCGTGACGTACTGCGCGGACTGCGGAGAGCACCTGTCATGAGCAACAGGTGGGATTTCGTCTCCCGTGCGGAGGTTTCCCCCGAGGGGAAGCTGACCGGTTACGCGGCCGTGTTCGGGGTTCCGACCAGCAAACAGGACCAGTTCCCGGGCACGGAGACGGTGGCTCGTGGCGCGTTCACCGAGGCGTTGAAGGCCACGGGGAATGTGCGGGCCACCGTCGATCACTCGATGGGCACTGCCGACCTGTTGGGGACCACGGACGCGGGCACGTTGCGCCTGTCTCAGGATGACGTCGGTCTGCGGTACGAGATCGACATGCCGGACACGACCACCGCCCGTGACCTGATGGCCCTGGTGGCCCGCGGGGACGTGCACGGTGCCTCGTTCATGGCCCGGATGGACCGGGCCACGATCGAACGGACAGCGGCCGGGGTTGTGCACCACAACTTCCCGGAACTGCTGGACATCTGCATCACCGCAATGCCCGCCTACGCCCAGACGTCGGTGGCCGCCCGAACCGGCTTGGAGCGAACGCTTCGAGCTCAGCTTGCGTCCATCCGGGCGCGCGTTTTGGAAGGGAACAGCAAATGATGACAGTCGAGGAGATCATCGCCGCACTGCAGGCGATCATCGCCGAGGCCACGGGCGGAGCGGACCCCGACCCGAACGCCACGGCCTCTAGTGTTCAGCTCAACGAGGACCAGGCCGCCCGGTACGAGGCGCTTGAGAAGCAGCTCGTGATCGCCCGGAAGTCCGAGGAGATCATGAAGCGGAACGAGCTGCATAAGCTCGCCGTTGGCCCTGTCGCTTCAGGTATCAAGGTGACCGAGCCCGACGTCGCATCGCGCTCGTTCGACACGTACCTGCGTTCCGGTGGGAAGGTCGACCCCGAGCTGGTCAAGCGCGCGCAGAACGAGGCGTCCGGTCCCGCCGGCGGCTACTTCGTCCCGGACACGTTCCGCGACAAGCTGATTGAGCGCCAGAAGGCGTTCGGCGGCCTCATGAACGCGGCCGAGAACATCACCACCGCGACCGGCGCGCCCCTGCTGTGGATGCTGAACGATGACGTTCTCGACACCGAGGCGGGCATCATCGCGGAAGGTGCGGCGAACACGTTCGGTGCGGACTTCACGTTCACCCGCAACGCGCTGAACGCGTTCAAGTACGACACCGC